AGCGGAGTTGGATTAGAACTTTATGCAAATACTTCAAGTTATTTTAGATATGCAACTGCTAATTCAGAAATAGATGTTCGAACAAATAAATTCTTTTTCGGAAATCCTGCAACAACATTTATTAGCGGTGCTAATGGAAATATTGAAATTTCTGCAAGTGGATTTCATTTAACGGCACAAGGAAATGTTACGGCATCATCATTTATTGCAGTACAAGGTGGCGAAGTTTTATTTGATTCTAATAGTGAATTTGTTGATGGATTAAATGTAGGACGAGTTGTATATTTTGATAGATCTGAATTTATATATACTGGTAGTTTATCTACTACTGGCGCACAGACTTCTTCAATATTTGAAACGTTTGTATTACCAGGCGAAACTAGATTACAAATTTCATTCATGTATAATTTTAATGCTGCATCTAGTACTTCTGGGTCATTAAACGGACAATGGTATATTCAATCTGCAAGTATATCAGGTAGCACTGGTACTAGTACTGGTTATGATGAATGGAGTGCGCCACAAACATTATTTGGAGCAACATCGGTAATTACAACAATCGATTCTACCGGAACTTATGAAGGAGGATCTCGAACATATACTACAAACTCGTCTACATTTGCAAACTACCAAGGGCGTTATGTAAGAATATACATGATTGTTAGTAGAAATGCCACGGGCAATGCAGCCGATAAATTAGCTATGAAAGGATTTGTATATCGAACAAGTCGAGCTGTAGGAAGTTCAATTGATGCATTACCTGCAGGCAAAATAATCAGCTAATATATTTTAATAATATTTATATAAAATGGAACATAATGAATAAAATAACAGTTTTATTTCCTGGAGGATTTAAACCATTAACTGGAGCTCATTTAGCATTAGCACAACGATATGCAGAATCTCCACAAGTAGGTCGCGTAATATTATTAATTGGACCAAATTCTAGAGATGGTATTACTAGAGAACAAAGCTTTGAAATGTTTAATTTACTCAATAACAATCCTGACATCATCATTCAACCTACGCAACATAATTCACCCATAATGGCAGCGTATGAATATTTGTTTGATTTGCCATCCGATGCAAAAGGACGTTATGCCATGGCTGCATCTACTAAAGGAGATGATTATGTTAGAGCAAAAACGTTTGTTCCTAATGTAGACAAGTATGCAACAATTGGTGATAAAAAAGGACGTAAAATTCCTGCAGGAATTGATGCAACAGAATTAAGTATCGATGTAGATCCAGAAACATATGCAGATGGGACGCCTATCTCAGCTACTACGGTACGGCAAGCAATTGCTAATAATGATTATGAAACATTTCGAGCATCATATCCTCAATTTAAAGATGCAGTAGTTAAAAATGCTTGGCAAATCGTAACGGGATTGCAAGAAGCATTATTTACTAAAGATTGGTGGGCAAAGAATTTACAAGAAGATGTAGATGATGTAATTGAAGCTATAATGAATACATCAGAACGCAATCGCCATGGTAAAAAAATAAACAAACTTAGATCATATTTAGATTCAAATAAAGGAGAATCATTTGTATATGATTTTGATAAATTTCCAAAAACAGTTTATGGTGTAGTATTAACAGAAGGCGGTGCAGCAGGCCATATGGCACACCCATGGGATGATCACGGATTAACTTTCAATGATATGAAAGAAATTGTTAGTAGAGCATTAGAAGGACGTTTAGATATAGAAGCTGCGGTAACTGAGAAAACTGACGGACAAAACATTCAAGTTACTTGGAAAAACGGACAAATTGGTTTTGCTCGCAATAAAGGTACTGTAATTAATCCAATGTCAGTACAAGAAATACAAGATAAGTTTGGAGGACGAGGACCAATATCAGATGCATTTGGAAATGCTGCAGAAGATTTAGCAGAAGCATTTAGTCGCGTACCACAAGACAAACTCAATCAAATATTTAAAAATGGTCTTGTATTTGCTAACATGGAAATTATTTATCCAGCAACGCGTAACGTTATTGCATATGAAGTTGCCGTATTACAATTTCACAATTTGGTAGAATATGATGAACAAGGAAACGTTGTAGAAACAGATTTGACAGGAGGTGGTGCATTGCAAGGCATTATACAAGATGCTAATGCACATCTTCAAAAAACATTTTCATTTATTCCTCCACAAAAAATTAAAATCGGCCGAATATCTGATTTTGAAGATCAACAATCTGCATTCTTTAATGAAATTGCGCAATTACAAAATCGATATGGATTAAAAGATACAGATCGTGTTACTGAATATCATCGAGCATGGTGGCGTGATGTTATTAAAGGTCAAGCTGAAAAAATGGGATATGATATTCCAGAAAACGTTTTAAATGCATTGATATATCGCTGGGCATTTTTTGATAAATCAGAAAGCATGACCTCACTTAAAAAACAAATTACAAATCCAGAATTTTTAAATTGGGTTCAAGAATTTGATAAAAATGAATTTAAACGATATTATAAACAAAATATGGAACCGTTTGAAACTATATTTTTACGGTTAGGTGCAGTTGCATTAAAAAATGCAGAAAATTTCTTAGCAGCAAATCCATCAAATACGGTTCAACAAATCAAACAAGAAATTGCTGAACTTACAAAAGAATTACAAAATAATCCAAATCCTGCTACAATTTCTAAATTAGAATTAGAACTTAAACGAATTGAACGATTAGGCGGATTTGATGCAATAGTTCCATCTGAAGGAGTAGTATTTACTTATCGAGGTAATACATATAAACTTACTGGAGCATTTGCACCAGTTAATCAGATACTAGGAGTATTGAAATACGCGCGATAACATATTTATATTAAAATTGGAATTTAATCATGGCTGAAAAACACAAAAGCAAGTATAAAAAACCAGAAAATAAAAAACCAACATATCGTAAAGATCTTAAAGATTATACATATGATGATAAAGATGAAAAATTAAACCCATATTCTACGGGTAAGAAACAAGAAAAGGTTGCTCGTAAAACAGATAAAGCCATACAAGACGACGGTAAAATGTATCCGAAATATACTGACAAAGACCGTTTATATAAAAAACTTGAAGATGGTGAATATGATCCAAAACATGCAATGAATGTTTTACGTAAACGTCAAGAAGAAGATTCAGATGAGTATCTAGAAAAACGAGATGAAATTGATCATGGAGTTACTACAACTGAACTTAAAGAACGTATTAATCGTTTGTCTAATGCAAAAAAAGAACAATTGGTTAGAGAATATATTCGTAGAAAAATAGCAAAAGTTTTACGAGAACAAGGCGCACCAACAGACGCTCCAGAAGAAGAAGCTCCAGAACCAGACGCTCCAGCAGACGCACCAGCACCTGATGCAGGAGCAACAGCTCCTTCCGATGCACCAGCACCTGATGCCGCAGCACCGGCACCGGATGCAGCTGCAGCTCCGCCAGCACCTGATGCCGCAGCAACACCTCCGGCACCCGATGCAGGGGCGACTCCACCCGCACCAGCTCCAACTGCACCACCAGCAGAAGAACCAGCAGCTGAAGAAGATCCAGAAGAACAAGAAAAAGATGCAGTTAAAAAAATAACCAAAGCGTTGGAAAGAGAACGAGGAAATATTGGTAGAATTGAAACAATTGCGCAAGTATTAAACAAGTTATTTAAAGATGCAGAATTAGCTGATACTAAAAATTTTTACAAATTATTAAATAAATTAGCAGTAAAAAAATTAAGTAAAATTCAATCAGCTGCAAATAATTCTGAAGAAAACAAACAATAAGTTATATGTCTAAAAAGTTACAAAATGTTAAAGCTGTTCAACAGATGTTGGATGGTACCCATAAGTTTCAAACTAAAAAAACAGTTGGTTTTTCAGATGCCGAAGCACGAGCAAAACAATCTGAACATCATGAAGTTGGCGATGTATGGGAAGAAACTGATATTCACGGAAATACATATGTTATAGAACAGCGAGAAGGTTTCCGAATTCGAAAAACAAAAAATTCTGATATTTTTCAAAATATTAGGGATGAAATAAAATCATTTCCTAATTGTAGAAAAGATACTTGCACATGTGCAGGTACACATCATTTAGATCAAAAAATGAGAAAGATTCATGGAATGTGTTTTGATTGTGTAATTAAAATGGAACATGAATTAAAAAAATCTGGCGAATATAAAGAATATGAACAAAATAAAATTCGAGAAAATGCATTAGCATGGTTACGTGAAGCAGAACGCGATGTTGAAATGTTAAAACAAGCATACACTCAAGCACAAGAATTTGTTTCTAATTCAGATGGTCAAGTAGAAACATGGTCATCAAAGATGACGCCAGAAGAATTTGAAAACACTATACAAAAACAATTCGATGAATTTAAAATAAAATTTTTAGCAAACTTAAACGGAGAAACAAAAAACAATGAAAACGATTAAAAAATATTGGGCAGTTATTGCCGGAGCAGTATTAGCATTATTAGCTATTTTCGCTATGGCATTTAATAACAATGAAAAACGAAAAGTTAAAAAAATTGATGATAAGATTGATGACAATAATCAACAAATTGATCAACTTCAAGGAAAAACTGAAGTAATTGAAGAACAACGTGTCGAAGTTAAACAAGAAATTCAAGAAACTAAAACGGAAATTGCTGAATTAGAAACTGCCAAAGACGAATTAAAAGTAACAGAATTGCCAGTAGAAGATGCTAAACAAAATATTTTAAATAAAACCCGTCGCGGAAGAAAATCAAAAAAATAACATGAAACGATTATTAGTTATATTATTATTTCCGGTATTTGCATTTACGCAAACTAAACCAGATACATGTTTTACGCAACAAGAAATTGTTGATATTTCATATACATTAGATTCTTTATTTGCATTAGATTCAATTAATACGGCATTAATTGATAAGTATGTGACGTTATCTAAACAACAAGATGAATTAATTAAATTAGATTCATTGCAAATTCGATATAAAGATCAACAAATTGCATTGTTGCAAGAAAATGTAGAATTATATATTCGTAGAGAACGTTATCTTAAACCAAAATGGTATGAGGCAAAAGGTTTATGGTTCGGGCTAGGTATATTTACAACGTTAGGCTCTGGAATATTAATTAATCAAATTGTGAAATAATATGTCGCAAAATATAAAACAGATCATTCAACAACAGTACACGATGTGTGCTAAAGATCCTGTTTTTTTCATGAAGCAATATTGTTATATTCAACATCCTAAACGTGGTAAGATTAAATTTAATTTATATCCATTTCAGGAAGATTCATTAACTGAATTGCGAGATAACCGTTATAACGTAATTTTAAAGTCACGTCAGTTAGGTATATCAACATTATCGGCCGGCTTTGCTCTTTGGAGTATGTTATTCAATGACGATTTCAATGTACTTGTTATTGCAACAACACAAGAAGTAGCAAAAAACTTAGTGACAAAAGTACGGGTAATGCATGACAATTTACCTAGTTGGTTAAAAGGAACAATTGAAGCTGACAATAAACTTTCATTGAAATTTAAAAATGGCTCACAAATTAAAGCAGTATCATCAGCAACTACCGGTGCACGTTCAGAAGCACTTTCATTGCTAATC